AGCCACTAGAACCAAGTGCTTTTTGCAAGAACATGCTAGCAATTTGTTTTGCTATCCCTGCTAATGATTCACCTAATGATTTGGTGCCATCTATTAATCCCATAATTGCGTTTGTTGTTTCATTAGCAAGCATGTCTGCAATTTGTTTTCTTTGTTCTTTTTCTTTCTTGTTAGCTTCTTCTATTTTCTTTGCATTAATCGCTGCTATATCTCCTTCAATCTTTTTAAGTTCATTTGTCTTAGCTTGCATTGCAAGTTTGATTGCTGCTTCTTGTTTTGTTTTATCTTCTATTTTTAAAATGTCTTTTAAGGTGTCTTCATATTCATGTCCTGCCATAAGTTTTGATTTCTCAAACTCATCTCCAGCAGTTAATAATTCATTCTTTCTTTCTAACGTAGTCATCATTGATTCATAAAGTTCTTTTTGAGCAGTGATATGTTTAACTCTTTTTTCTAGTTCACTTGTCAGTTTGTTCATATCTACACCGTCTCCACCTAACAAAGGAGGTGGAACAAAACCCGTTTCACCTGTACCTGTACCTGTTTCTCCTTTTGTTGCGGCATTGATTTTTTCTTGTGTTTCTAATTGTTGTTTTAAAATATTTGCAATTTCTTCATTAACTAATTTATTTTCTAATAAACTCTTTACTTTGGATGCTGATCCAGTAAATGTTTCTCCTCCATGCTCAACCGTTAAAGATTTATTACTCCAAGGAGATACTCCTTGTTCCTTCATCGCAGTACTAACCATACCAGTGGCTTTGCTTACTATTTCTTTTTGTTTTTCTCTTGTCATTTGCATCGCTGCTATTGACGCATTAATGCTTTTTAGCATGTCTATCGCCATTGTTAAAACATCTTTCATGACAGGCTTCAGCACATTTCCTATCGCTCTTGCCAACGTATCTACATTGTCAACAAACGTACTCCACTTTCCATTAAGAGTTTCAGACTGAGCTATTGCTCCTTCGAAATATTTACCGCCTTTACTGGTAAGTCTGTCAAAGGCAACTTCAACTGCTTCTGCACTTATTTGGCCTTTTCTTAAAGCATCTGAAAACTCAGTTCCCGTCATGTTATACATCTCTTTTAATTCTGTTGCTACATCTATTCCTCTTTCTTGTAATTGCAATAACTCTTCTGTTTGTAACTTCCCTTTAGCTTGAATCTGTCCGTAGGCGGTAGCAACACCATTCAATTCTGCACCTGTAGCACCTGCCACATCCGCTAGGTTTTTTGTAGTTTTTACAAGTCTTTCTGTGTTAACTCCAAAAGCTTTTAACCTCTTTGATGTCTCAATTAAATCTGTGCTTGTAAAAGGAGTTACTGCACCAAAAGCTTGAAGTTCACCAATAATTTTTTTTGTTGTAGCCAAAGAACCTGTTAAAACTTCTAAACTTTTTGTTTGACTTTCTAGCTCTGCTGTTTTAAAAATTACAAATCTGGCACTTTGAATAACTGCTAAACCAAGTAATAAATTCTTTACTGCTGCTCCTAATTTACCAACGCCTTTAGAAGCGGTTTGGGATTGTCTGCCAAATTTTTGTATTCTATCTCCTGCTTTATTAGATTTATCCTGAACATTTTGAAATTTCTTTGAAAGTTCGTTTGTTCTTGTTTGTAATTTTTTTGCAGCTCTTTCCGCTTGTCCTGTAAGCAGTTCAAGTTTTACCGAAGCAAGAGCCACTTTTTCTCTTCTTTATATTCTTAGATCTTAGCCGTATTTGCTCCTTCTTATACTTTTTTCCTGTTCTTCGTTTAAAAGATCAAAATAAGCCGACCATAAAAATAATTCTTCTGGTGTAATCTTTGTCTTCAATTCTTGCAATGTATAACCTAATTCTTTGGCGACTCCTAACTGAAGCTGTAAAAAAAAATCTTTTTTAAGAGCTTCTTTTATTCTTTTGGGTCTAAGTCATCCTCATCATCTTGGCTAGGCAACAAAGCAAGCATCAAACGATCCATATTCTCTGCACTTACGTCATGTTTTAATTCATCTATTTGCCCTGCTTGAAACATTCTTCTGCCATCTTCCTGTAATGCCTTACTTACAAATAAACGAATAGCAAAAGCATTAGCATCATCTTTAGTGCCTTTCTGTGCTTGCTCCCTTTCTGCCATTGTCATGGGAGTACACCAAAACTCAAAATCTTGCCCATCTGTAAGTCTTACAATTTTTCTTTCTGCTGTTAAATTAGATGCTCTTTTTAAACGATCCAACGGGCTTGAAGATCTTGCTTTCGTTGAAGCCATAAAGGGTAATTCTGTTTGCTTTATAACTGTACGCATAAAAAAACCCCTAAGCAACTAAGCAAAGGGGTATAAACCGACTATGAAGATGAACTTAAGTCGAATGTTGGTGAGCCTGTTGGCCTAAATGCAATCTCAACCATTTGAGCGTCATCTGGGTTGATGTTCCAACTTGCAGAAAGTAAAGCAGCATCCATTGAAATGCTTCTACTTAATGCTTCAGTTGATTGCTTGTCTGTGTAAAGCCTAAATGCAGCTCCAACTTGCTGACGTTGTAAAACATCTTCGACAAGTCTGTTAGATAAAGCAGCATCTTCATCTGTAACATAAACACTTGCACTACCTGAACCATCAGCAAAACCAGGAATATAAGCTTTAAATGGTGCTGTTTGTCCTACTGTTTGACCAATAGTTGTTACGTCAATTTCTGCCCTTGTTACTTCAAAAGACCATGATTGAACTTGCCCAATAGCAGCGTAATCGTTGTAATAAACCTCGAACTCATTAGGAGCTGCTGCTGTTCCAACGTCAGTTAGGTTTACATCAGAACCACCATTAGTCGCAGAAACTTTCAAGGCTCCAGTGCTTGCGGTATAAGCACTAACGTAATAAGTAGTTCCAGCAGTTAATCCAGCAGGTAAAGTTCCTGTTCCTGATCCTCCAGAAGAAGAGTCAACAACTTTAAACTTAACGGGATCACCTACTTTTAAATTTAAGTAAGCTTGAACAACCATAGTTTCAGTGCCTATGGTGACATCAGAAGGGCTGAAGGTTCCTGTAGTACCAGCAGGTTTGTAGTACAAGGCTCCAGACGTACCTGATAAAACAGTAACAGCCATTGGATTTAGTCTAAGTATGCGTCAAATGTAGCTGAGAATTGCGTTTGAAAGAACGCTTCTTGCTCTGCTGGTCTTATTGTAGCTAATCCAGCACAAGGTTCAAAGATAAGACTACTAAACTTTGCTCTGTCAAATTTATCTTTTACTCTTTCTCCTATGGTGTAATTTGCTCCAGCTCCTATTCCAACAGGTGTGAAAATATCAATAGTTAAAGTTCCTGTTTGTCTATTAAATGATTTGCCAGTAGCAGGTGCTTCTAAAGTTGCATAATTATTCGACCCAAACAAAAGATAAACAGCAATCCAAGGTGTGTTGTTAGGTGGAGTAAATGGAGCGTTTTGATAACTAACAGGATAGGCAGGACTTAGTGCCATCTCTGTTGCAATGCGGCCTTCTATGGCTGCTCTAACATCGTTAAAAGTGCTGCTCATTATCCTTTGTATTTGATGGACTTAGCAAAATCAGCGACTTCTTTTGCTACTTGTTGGAACCAACCTTTTGACACTTTATTTTCTCTACTTCTAAATTGACCACCCCATGACTTAGGAAGATTCGTTCCTAAAACATTAGGTTCAGCATAAGGAAGGTTATTTAAAATAAAATAATTTTTTCCTATTTTTTCTTTTGTGTAATTAACTTTTTTAATAGGTGGTATTGAAGGATATTTTCCAGGTAGCAAACTAGATGTACCAGATTCAGATGTTTCTGCAACTTGCCAATTAGCTCTTAATCGACCTGAGTCAACTGGTGTTCCTACTTTAATTTTTTCATCAGCCAATAACACCACTTCTCGAAGCATTGTATTAAAAGCTTCCTCTGCAAAATCTCCTATCTGGTCAATGCGGATCTTTTTAGCCATTACGACCTCAGGATTAATTCATAACTAATAGCAGTATTACCTTGTTCTGTTGTTTCA